GTCCCGAATTAATTTGACCGTTTGGTTTAATGTTAGTTGTTGTACTGCCATTTTGTTTTGATAAATAAACCTTTAGTTTATTGATGTTTTTAATTGAGTATGCTTTAGGCATATTATTAACAAGTTAAACAAATACCAAATGCTCCTTGATATTTTTCTTCGAAACTTAAAGGTCTATCGGGATTATAAGTATAATCTCCACCAAGCCACATTGAAGCTGAATAAGAATCTCTATCTGGTCGAATCTTATCTACACCAATACCAAAGTTTAAATATTGCGGATATTTTCCTTGTGCAGCGTTTTGACGCAAGTATTTAATCGTTCTTTGGCGATAAAATTCTGCTCTTGACCGATACCGATTAGCCACATCAATCAATTCTTGCATATCGGGATTAATCGTATTATCACTTGACTTGCGAACTAATCCTTTATTGTAAAATTGGAAGCTTAAACCTACCGGTAACTCTGACAATACAAAGTAAACTAAAGTTGTTGTAATGAAATCATCTAATAAAGTAACCTCATCAGCGTTTAAATCATTGGCAACAATACCAGCTTGAAGTCTTTCGTAAAGATTTGTTCCAAGCAAAGGCAAAATATACATATCTTGAGCAGTTGCGATTTCGGGCATTATCAATTTATCATCAATATTTGCATGAAGTCCAGTTCTCTCCTTGATTGTATTAACCGAAATAAATAAAGTATTCTTCATCTCTTAATCCTTTTTAATAATTACATTCGACATCCAGATATGGCGGCAACTTGGTGAATGATCTCCGTTAGGTTGTGTCCACCATCCACCCCTTCTATCAAATACTGAATATCCTAATCTTGCGCTGATTGTTTCAATCTCTGCTCTTGAATAAACCCTATTTAATTGCATCATACGATGACAAAAGTATCTTGATGGATGTGCGCTTGAATCTCTTTGATTTGATGGCACAGATGGCTTCCATTCATACGAATACTTAATCATTACCGATTTAGTTTCTGCCTTTGGCGCATTCAATTCGCTTAAAGGTTTAGGCAAAACTCTATTTGTAGTTCCTTTTACATCGGTAGATTTAATGTAGCCATTAGATTCCAAGCTATTTAATCTTCTATTAATTACTGAAATATCAGTTTTTAAAGTTGATGCAATAACCTCTGGAGTAATTCGTTTATCTTTTTGAATTAAATCTAAAATTGAAGCATCCATTGAAGTCAATTCATTAACTGCAAATTCAAGATTCATCGCCTCCTCTTCATCACTTGGATTCATTCCAAATACTTGTCGCTTTTGAAGTGAAACATATTCTTCGGCAGATTCACCAAATTGAGCAAATAAACTAATCACTTCATCTTCTGAAAATTGAAGATGTGATGACATTCCAACTACTCCAGAATCGGGAATAATTTGATTGCCTTCTTGTGTGCTTACTAAACCGGCAAGTCCACGAATCTCATTTGCAGTCATTGAGTTTAATACCTTAGTTGCAACAATAGGAGATAGGCTATTAATTGCATCAACTACATCTTGACTTGTTGAAGTTGTTTTTGCTTCTAATTTTGGTAATCCAAGTTTCTCACGAATCTCATCTTTAGTCAAATTGTTTGCAATAGTTTGCTCACTAAATTCAATACCAATCGGTTCGACTGGTGCTATTTTAATTTCAGATGTAGAACCTCGTAATTTGGCAAGTACATTGAATATTTGTTCAATAAATATTTGCTTATCATTGACATAAGTATTTTTAAATATCTCGTAAGAATCTCGCATCTGTTGGCGAGAACCTAATTGACCGGGAGTAGAAATTCCAAATAAGTCTGGCGCAGTAATTTGATGACCAGCATATAAGTTTTGTTGAATGATTTTATCAACATTGCTGAAATCTTCTTTTGTAATATCACTTGCTCCTAAATCCTCAATGATTGGCTTGCGAGAAGCATCATTAGTAAATGAAAGAATAAATTTCTTGCCATCAGAACCTGTAAAACGATCCGTGAACTTACGCTCTACTTGACGCTTTTCTTCATCAGTTGGTTCGCCATTAGGCAAAGTAATTAACTTGCTTGCAGAAAATCCTGTTTGAGCATTACCAAGAATATGTTTTGAAACCTCAATGTCGGATTCAATGTAATTTAAAGCACCGAAATAACCTGGTAAAGCGTAAGCCTTTAAGTCTGGACGATATTCTTTTAGATAAAGAATTTGCTTACCTGTTCTTAATTGTGTATTGAAAGCATTGTAAACTTCACGCTTGTATTTCTTATCTGACCAATCTTCTGAAAACCAAAACTGAGTATTATCAGCATTAGTACGAATCTTGGTATAATCAACATGGTAAACTTCTGCAATATTATCGCCAGACAATGACCAAATAACTTCGACATAAGCACCACCGAATAATTCAATATCAGTAGAAACTTTTCGAGTAATTTCATCTAAAGATTCATATTGATTTGGTTGCTCAATAAATTGGTCAGCAATAGGATCGGGATTCTCAGCTTTAAATCCGTTACCTGTAATATAATTTACCTTGCCTTTAATGATAGCATTATGCTTTGCTGACTTATTGTATAATTCAACAAGGTAATTAGGATAATCATTACGATAACCAAATTCAATATAGCCCCCTCCTTCGCCTTTTTTCTCCTTATATTCTGGTTGTTTGGCCTCTTGGAATGAAAGTACCATTAATTCATTACTCATATATCTCGTACTTTATATGTATTACTTACTGAAGTATAGGTATTAAATGAGAATTGTGAAGAATCATTTAATGTAAATTGCCCTTTTTCTACGATTCCAGTTGCTAAACTTGGATTTAAATTGCTTGTTGATGCTTGCTCGTACACAATATATGACCATTCGCCATTGGTTGATGAAGCAAAGTAATTAGAAGTGATGATACTGAACTTATTATATCTTGATTTGAAACTTGATGTATCTGCTCCATTCAAAATAACGAATGAAACTTGCTCATTTGTATTCCTTGAAGTGCATACAAATAAGTAATTAGGCGAATTTAAAGTGCATTTTTCGCTTAATGTTAATACTACGGAATTGGTTTGACCTTTAATTAAGTGTATCATCTTTTATAAATAGCAAATAATTCAATATTACTATAAAAAAGAAAAGGAGGAACTCTGTCCTCCAATTCTAACCTAATCAACCAAACTATCTTTAAGCTATTAAGCCAGCAATGATAGAAGATGAAACTTCCGGTGCCATATTGGCTTCCATTGCAGAGAAAGTAAGCGTATAACCAGAACGATCTCCTTGAGCCGTTCCTGTTGCACCACTTCCACCTGTAACATTGATTCCGTTAGTTTTACCAAGTAACCAATATTTACCATTATTATCAGTTACAACTGCAACTAATACATTCTTAGCAAGCAATAGAATCTCATTTCGAGTATTCGCTTGAAGCTTATTTAAAATGATTGATAATTCTTGACCGTAATATACCGTTCCGTTTGCAACATTTGCATTGATGTTTTCAGTCAAAGAAGAAGTAGCTGGTACTAATTCATATTTACGGAAAACTTTACCAGCACCTTTAGTGATTGCAGTTACAACACCAGAAGCTTCAGTAATTGCTGATAAGTTTTTAAATTCAATGAAGTAAACTTCGGTAATACCACCTAAAGAATCACGGCAATCAAGAGCGTAACCTTGTGTTAATGCGCAAGCCATATTATTTTCTTTTAAAGTGTTAAAATAGGGCAGATTAACTTAATAACCTGCCCAATTAAATTATGCTAAAATGAAATCAACAATTTCAGCTGGGAAAGCGAAGTTTACACCCATTTTGAACTCAGATACAAAACGTACTTGGTCTGCTTCTTTAGCGTAGAACAATTCGAATTTCTCTTCTTCGTTCAACAAGTCAGTACCTAAGAATAAGTTGCTCAAACGTGCTGCATAGATTTTAGAAGTACCATTCAAACCTTGAACTGCAATTACCTTGATAGTTGTACCCGGTAATACAAATTCTGAATCTGCTTTACCATCGAAGTTGTAAGCAAATAAGTTAGCATTTTTCAATGCGATTTGATAAGTACGGAATACATCCATACCAACAAAGATAGCTACATCATCGTAAGAAACGATTTGCGCTGGAATTGCTTTGTAAACTGCATCAACTACTGCAATAACATTTGAAGTTGTGATACCAGCAGAAGCAGCTAATGGAGTACCATAGTATCCAGAAGTGTTAGCGTGAATTACTGAAGCAGAAGCAGCGTTAACCAACTTAACAAAACCATCGAATTTGTTCAAGTTCACATTCGCAGAACCTGTATCTCCTTGCCAGATTGTTTCTTCTAATTGCTTTGCGATTGTAGCAGCTTTCTTTTGAGAGAATTGCTCTGCAAATACGATTGAATCATAAGTTGATCCAGCTGGTAATGCTTGTTGTAAATACTTTGCATTTAAATCTTTAGGGCAAAGAGCTTCGTTTACTTTGATTTTACCAACTGTTACTGAACGCTGAGTAAAAGTAGTTGAGCCAGATGCAGTGAAACCACAAGAAGAACCATCTTGGAAGATAGCATCTGTATCCATAATGTTGATAGTTTCAGATGACTTAACTCCTACCATCACATTACCTTGAGCCTTGATTAATGAAGCAGTCTTTGCTCCCAATACTGAAGATGTTACTAATTCTTGTGCGTTTTGGATAGTATAGTCCGATAACGCAGATACATTGAATGACATATTATTTTAATTTAAGATTTTAATGATTTAATTCTGTCTAAAAAACGGCTTTCTTTGTCAGCTTTCTTTTCAACATTTGCAAAAGTAGATTTTGGAACTTGTGTAGGTTCTGCGCTTGGTGCTTTAGCCAAATCGCTAACTAAATCCAATACTTGCTCAAATGCAGAATTGAACTTGCCTTCCATTTCTTCCAACTTAATTTTTAAAGCATCGTTTTCAGCTTTCAATTCAGAGATACCTAACTCAACTGCCTCGAATTTATCTTCGGACATTGTAGCTGGTTGCATCTCATCTTGTGGCATTTCACCTTCAACTGCATCCGATTCTGGAAGTGCAATTTCAGATATTTTACCACCTGTTACAACAATGGAAGTACCATCTGCTAATTCGTATTCCCCATCTGGGCAAACGGCAGAGTTTCCAGTTGCATCCACTAACATCGCATCTGCACCAATCTCCAATGAAGTTAAATCAATCTTACTACCATCTTTAAGGTCATAAGTTTCAAAGTTCATTGCAGTAGGTACATCTGGCGCAACAACAGTTCCCTCTTGTGTATTAAGGAGAACTTTGATTTTGTCAATCGCTTCGTTTACTGTCATTTTAAAAATTTTGTTTGTACTCGTTTATAAATAATTTAATTGTAATTCTTTATCTTTTAAACTTGCTCAAGGATTTCGCAGATTTGCTCCCACATCTTTTGATTACTATCAACTTGCTTCTTATAATTGAATAATCCTTCAACACTAAAGCCACTAAATTTGCCAGCTTTTACATCTGCCCAAACTTGTGGATTATCAATCTTGAAAGAGCCAAACCAACTACCAGTTGGCGCATCTTCAAATCCTTTCATTGGCATAATTCCTCTTGATGGATCGCAGATAAAAGATTCAAACATTGTAACTCCTTGCACTTGCTGATTTGTATCGTGCATCAAGTTTACATTGTTTTGGAATCCCTTTTGAAAGAATTTCTGAACGATTTGCTCAATAGTTTGCGGAGAGAATGTTACATAATACTCGCCATTCTTATCATTACGATAGATAGGAGTATCTGCAAGCATTAACGGACCGGAAATAATCTGCTTTTCCTCTGATTGAATCTCAAACTTAAATTCCTTATTCTCATTAAATGCAAGGAAGTTTCGTTGAATAGCTGGATTATCTACTAATGCAACAAAATCTACTTCTGATTGGTCATCTAAATCTGTTGAGATTTCTAAAGCGTAAACTGGTAAATTCATATTTTAAAACCTTGCGGCATTTTGGATTCTTTGGATTCTATTTTGTGAGTTTGAAATATCAGATTCAACTACATACGCTCTAGCCACTACATTTTGAATTGCATTTAATGAAGTAGAATTTAATTGAGTTGGTACCGGCATTTGAATTTGTGGAATAACTGGTGCAGATGTATCAATACTTGGCGCACTTGTTGCTCCACCACTTCCACTTGAAGAAGCTGATTGGATAATGTTTTTAGCTTGAGCAATGTTGGCTAAAATCTTAATTATACCAACTGCATATTTTGCAAATCCAGATAAACCTCCTGTTGCCAAGTTGTCGGCAGATGGTGCAGAAGTTGATGCAGTTAAACCCGAAATTGCAAGTCCTGTATCAACTGCAACTTGAGCCAATGCTAACCCCTTTTGCAAATCTGTTCCTTGCTCTGCCATTCCAGAAAGAATACCAAATACATCTCCAGCTAAAGCAATTTTTTGTTTTGATGTAGCTTCGGCAATTTTTACTTCTTTAGTACCAGCATTCTCGATTTTTTTACCAAGTTTATCCATTCGGATTTCTTGGTTTTTAGCAGTCTGTTCTGCAATCTTTTCTAAAATAGATTTAGCATTATGCGCTTCTTGAATCCTATCATCATAAAGTTGCTTATCTGCTCTTTCATATTCAAGATATTTGCCGTGCATATATGAAGCATACTCTTGCTCCGCTTGTTGCTTAATCTTATTTAACTCGTCTTGATGTGCTTTTTCTTGCTTTTGCTTTGAAACATTATCTTGAGCAATAATAATTGCTTTATTTGTATTTAAATCTTGAAGCTTCTGTAGTTCTTCATCGGTATATTTACCATTTAATTTAGCTTTCTCATTAATTAGCTTTTTCTCATTCTCAATTTGCTCAATCTTCTTTTTATTAATCTTATCGGATGTGCTACCTCCAGCCTCTAATAATTTAATCTCATTTTCAAGTTCAGCATTTCTATTTTTAGTTTGCTTTGCTAATTTATCAACTGACCTCTCTGCTTGAGATGTTATTCCAACAAAATCGGTAAACTTTTCTACTAATGCTCCTACCGTATCTACTAATCCTTTAAATCCCGGAATGGCTTTATAAATAGCTTCCTTTACTGCCTCAAAATTTGCTATAACTAAGCCTAAACCAATGGCTAATACACCAATACCTGTTGCAATAATAGCACCTCTTAGAGTAGAAAATGCAGATAATACTTGTGTTTTAATTACTAAAGCTAAGTTCTTAAAACCATCAATCGAACCCATGATTGAGTTTAATCCTTCAGATAAAGCTAATGCAGCTTGTACTTTGAGTAATTGCTTTTGTACATTCTCTGATTCAACACCAAATAAAGCTAATGCTCCTTGAGCAGCAGAAAAAGCACCAGCAACACCAGCAATAGATTGACCGAATGCTTTAAATTTAGCATCTGGATTAAATGCTTCAATAGTAGCTTTTGCATCGCCAATTCTGTCCTTTAATTCGGCTGCTCTTTTTGCAGCAGTAGCAATCTCTTTTGCAGATGCTCCAGCTTTATTCTGTAAATTTGCTAATTCAGCAACTGCCTCCTTTAATTGGGAGCGCAGACTTTTGGTATCTGCTACAAGATTAATCCCTACCGTTTCATTTACTGCCATTATGCGTATGTGGTTTCAAGCACTTTTAATAATTCAACCTTTGTAGTTTGGAATAGATTAGGATTGAAATCAACTATCTTATTTAATCTCCACAATGCTCCATTCAAATAAATTAATTGAGCAAAATCAAGTGAATAAATATCTTGGATAGTCAAATATAAATAGCAAGTAAGTAGTTTTGAATCCTTGCCAGTAATCTCTGCCAAGTAATCTCCCCAAAATGCCGTAAATAAATTGGCAGTTGGATAATCTGTTGATAGACTAAATAACGTTTCATTTGGAACTCCAAAATTAATATCATTTGTTGGAGTTATCGGATTATCAATATGACCAGCATAGCCATAAGTTGTTATTAAACTTGATTTATTGCCATTACCAGCTTCGCTTGGTTCTTGAATATGATATGATTGACTTAATCCTGTAATCTTAGCAAACTGCATTATTCGAAGCTTATGGTCTTTGCGTTCCTCAGTTCCGTTATTAGATTTATAAATATTAACTGCAAACTTTGGATCGACTGAACGCTTGACTAATACTCCGGGAGCAAAGATTAATTTGGTTTCAAATCTATCAGATGCAAATTCATAGTTTGTATCTTCCTTTCTATCTCCATAATTAAGATTGTATTTCTTTTGATAAGCTTCAGTTAAAAAGTCATCATCATCATCATAAAAGAAATCATAATATCGAGCATTTAATTCGCTCATTGGTTTTATTGTAATAGGCTGACCATAATCAAGCTTCTCATTCCAATTAATTGAATTTGCTACTGGATCGGAAAGCAAAAGCAAACCTGTTGAATCTCCCGATTCCCCATGCAAGAATAATTCGCCTAAATCGTTAATCTTTAGAAATCCAGCACCTGTATTATAGAAATCAATATAAGGCTCAATATTTAAATGATTACTTTTATTTGCATCCTCCCATACATAGAGATTGAACATTCTACAAATGGAGATAAAGAAATCCTTTTGCTGAATATTCTTTGGAAGCAAATCATTCATTATTAAACTATCACCATATACTGCTTTGATTAATGTCTTGGTATCCAAATCAAAATCAAATTCAATATTATCAGTATGAAAATTATAATTTGAGTTACCAGTAGCTGATGCAGTTACTGCAATTTGAATTGTATCTCCGTTATTTAAAGTAGTGCTTATTAATTGGTCTAAATCAAAAGCACTTGTAGCAGTTCCATTCTTGGCTAAAATGCCAGACCAAATCGTTGTTGAATTTTGAATTAAAGCAATGGTAATATCCTTAGTTGAGGAATATGTACCACTTCCGAATATTTTAAATTTACCTATTGATCCATTTGAGCCTGTGAATGTAAATACATTGCCAGCCGTATTTGTGAATTGATATTGATTAATTGAATTGAATACTATTGCATAATCTGTTGATGTTGTAGTTTGATTGGCTGATTGTGCATTTAATAAATTTGAACGCAGAATATTCATATCTCCACTATTATTCGGAATAATAAGAGATTTGAAGAATGTTGAATCAAAGAAAGCCGATGAATAAGTATATTTTGCTTTAGTAATAATGGCATTTACCAATTCTTTTACAAAGAAAGCTGGTCGAAAAGCGTTCATGTGATAGTCATGGTCGCCACTTTTACATTGCCCATAATCAATTAAAGGGAATACAATACCACTACCACCACTTACATTCCAAGAATTGATAATATTAGTTTCAGTCCATACGGTATTATAAGAAGAAAATACCTTTAAATCTTCTAATAATGAGTTTCCAATAGCTGAAGAAAAGCCTCCAAGTTCTCCAAATACGCTACATTCATACTCAATAAAGCCTTTATCAATATTGACTTGCATCAATCTGATTACACCTTTAAATATTTGTATTTTATTATGATATATCTTACAAGATGCCGAACGCGTAGGATCGAAGTTATAACCAACATTTGCGCCAGTAGAATGATAACCATAATTATTGCCAGCACCAAAATCGTATATGTGGCCAAATACCTTATTATTATTTGCATTGCCTGGTATAGTTATAGTCTTTGAATAATTTGTATTCCTTGAAGCAAAATCTTTGACATCATCAATAGCGTAATTTAATTCTGCACCAATGTCAGAAAATAAATCAAGCCTTTGCCCTTCAACATATATCTCTGTAATCATCTATCTAAATTGAGCGTAAGTAGTTTTACCTAAATCAAATGTCAATTCAAAATTGAACATCTTATCTGAATTATAATTCTTTTCCTCCCAGTTTTGAGTTTGGAAGGTGATTGGATAATAATCGCCATTGATGCAATAGTAAACCTCATTACTTGCAAGCAATTCAGAACCCCAATTATAATCAGTAACAGATAAGTAATCTGAAACTATTTTATATGAGTTATCAATGCTTGTAGCAAAGTTTGTCATACCTCCATAATAACGATTATAAGAATCTTTATAACTCATTGAGCCACCACTTCGAACATAATCAACTGAATCATAATTCTTGTGGTTGAATTTCTTCATGTTTCTTGATAGCAATCTCGAAGCAAAAGTATCATAACCACCAAAAGCATTTTGGAAAACTAAATAAACTGGAGTAAATCTTGGTGCGCAAGTCTGCGATAGTTTGATTGTATCGCTTCCAATTGTTACCGAATAGGCAAATGTACTATCTGATATAAAAGAACTTCCTAAATAGCTATTAATCGCAGTAGGAGATATGTCTAAAAGTAATGATTGACTTGTTGATATTCCAGAACCTATTGAAGATGAGCCGTTATTTGTTCCATCTTCATTCAATTTTTGAATCGTTGCAGTTACATTGGCTGCATCAGCATTAAAATAAGTGATAAAGAACTTCTCGCCACTCATTACTTTTGCTTGTGTCTTATCTCTTGTTGTCAAAAATTTATTGGCAAATGTTGATAAGCTTGTACGATAAGGATTTAAGATGTATTGCCAAGCTGAATAATTACCAGAAGTTAAATTTGTGTAAGTAGTTCCACCATATTCTTCTCCGAAATTAACTGTGTAGTCAATGTGCAATCCATCAGATGCGCCTTGTAGCAATCCACTTCCGGTAGGGATAAATGTGCTACTAAAGTAGTTTCTGATAATAGGAGCCGTATCGAATACTCCGTAGCCTCCCGAATCTGGGAATATTTTAATTGTGGCGATTGTGATGCCACCAAATGATACATCAAATACATATTTGAAAGATGATTGATTTGAATTGGTTGAAGAGCATACAATCCACATCGAATCAGATGCTGATGAATATGCTCCCGGACTACTTGTTATTGTTATTGCCATTACCTTTAAATTGTTGCTTTATGCTTATTGCTACATCTGTTCCTAATGCGTGAGCCATTTGTTGCTGAAACTCCGTTCCAAATACTTTTAAATTATCCTCAAAGAAACCTATTCTTTTTAATCCTTTTTTCTTAATGCTTTTAGCCGTTGCCTCTGCTAATGATTTAATCTTGGTAGTTTTACTTACTATTTTTGCAATAGATTTTCGTTTGGCTTGTAATCCTGTTAAACCTTTTCGTTGATCCTCATTCCGAATATAATTTGGATGTCTTAAATACCAAGCCATAATAGCCGAAACAAACTTTGGCGAAATGCTTAATGTTCTAAATTTATAAGGAGAATTAGGTTGATTACTTTTAATTCCTTTTACTCCTTTATTTTGGAAATCATAATACTCAGAAGCTGGATTGCTTTTATCATATCCAATAGTCAAAAAGTATTTAGTTCCTTCTTGAACTAATGTTCCAACTTTAATATCTGATAAATGTCCAGTATCAATCTTCCCTTTTTTTGTAATAGTTGCTTTTGCTTTCTCAATAAATGCAACTGCATATTTAATCATTACAGATTCAACACTATCCAAAGCAATTTCGCCTTGTTGTGCGCTACCACCAACAGTAAAACCTTTTCCTAAACTTGCTTGAGCTTGATTAATGCTTGGCATATATCTGTTTCATTTGTTCGCTATCGTGCGCTTGTTTAGATTTAATATAACTCAAATCGTTTAATGCTTGAATTGTTGGAAGTTCGTAGGCTTCTTCAAGTCTAATTTTTTCGTGTTCTGCGATGATGGTAACTTGATAAATCCATCCATACTTGCGCATAAAATTTCCACTTGTATCTCTGCCTCCTCTTGTGTCATCCCCTTCTTTATCATCTCCATTTTGAAATAATCCGCCAAACTCTTTATCGAGTCGGTGAATACTTGACAAAAAAAAACCACGCTACCAAAAACTTGTTCAAATGGAGCAGACAATAAATCTTGTGCATATTCCTCGTGTTTACTTGCATCATATTTATCAAGTTTCCAGCCTCTCCAAGTTTTCTTCATTGGCCGAATCATTGATGCGCCAATCTTATGCAAGTTGTTTAATGTATCTTCAGCAAAATATTTGCTTTCGATATA